ACTGTAGGTAACTTTGTAAACACCGTGGTTGGTCGCAACAGTAGCACCATTGTAGGACAATCTTCAGACTTAACAATTGATGTGGCTAACATGAGCATTGGTCTTATTGGCATATCAACCTCAGCATGGGTATTTATCTAATGAGTAATTTAACAGATTTAATTTCAGCAGGGGGGTCTCCGTCATTCCCTACAATATTTTTAAGCAAGTCCCAGACATTTGTTCCTCCACAGGACGGCAACATCTGCATACACGTTATTGGTGCTGGTGGAGGAGGTGCTGGGGCTACGGATGTAGCAGCTAATAGTGGCTCTGCTGGAGGATATTGTAAAAAAAATACGTTAGCCGTTACTACTTCAAGCTCTTTTACGGTAGTTATTGGTGCTGGGGGTAGTCGTGGCAAAGGCAACACCAGCGGTGGAAACGGTGGTACTAGTTCTGTAGCAGGCACAGGACTATCAAGCACTTTGACTTCTACAGGAGGAGCAGGTGGGTCTAGTGGTGGTGGTGGTACTCCCCCTGCTGCGGGTGTTGGAAGTAACGGTGACGTTAATACTACTGGAGGGACAGGAGGTTACTACCGTGGTGGAGGTGCTGTTGGCCTCACTGGTACAGGAGATACTGGCTTTCAAGATAACGCTAACGGATGGGCAGGTGTATGTGACATTGTTGGAGACTTGTGGTCATCAACATTAGGACAAATAGCAGGAGGCCGTAGAGGTGTAAGTAGCACTACTAGTAGCGCACAACCCTATTCTAGACCTTCGGGGAATACAAACGCAAACGGTGAGCCTTTTTCTGGTGGTGGTCGCGTTAAAATACAAAACAACCCAAATCCTTCTTCATTGGCTCAAGGAGGCGATGGCGGTATAGGCGCTGGTGGGGGAGTGGGTATAAATGATAGCACTTCCGCTTACTGCAACGGCGGTGAAGGCGGTGAAGGTATCGTTGTCATTCAGTACATACCGTAAGGAGATATAAAATGAAATACAATATTAAAGATGCTGACGGTAACATCACAAATACCATCACTGCTGACGCTGAGTTTGTGGAAGCTAACTTTGAGAATTACGAACTCTGGACAGACCCTAATCCTGCTCCAGCAGAGCCTTCAGCAGAAGAAGAAGCCCGACAATGGCGTGACATGGAGCTATCGTTTTCAGACACGGCAGCCCAAACTCCTGACTGGCCTAACCGAGATAACATCCTGACATACAGGACTGCATTGCGTGACTGGCCGTCAACTTCTGATTTCCCAGCTACTAAGCCTACTTTAGGAGAATAATATGTCAGTAACTAAAGTAAGTAGTGCGCTGCTTGCAGACGATTCAATTGTAGCGGCTACGATTGCAGACGGCGCAATAGTTACAGCAGCTATAGCAGACGATGCAGTTACTTCAGCTAAAGTAGCAAACGATATTAAAGTAGCAGGCTTAGAAACTATATATGTACCTGCGGCGGCGATGTATCCAAACTCAACAGCAGGTTGTGCAGACTTAGAACAAGTCGAACTGTCCAACGGCCCAGAAATCAAGTGCCTAGATTTTGACGCAAGTTCTGACGAGAATGCACAGTTTACCGTGTGCTTCCCTAAGTCGTGGAACGAGGGTACGGTGACATTCCAAGCCTTCTGGACAGTAACAGGAACAAATACGGGTACGGTAGCGTGGGGACTTTCTGGCGTTTCTTTTGCAGACAACGCAAGCATCAACGCAGCATTTGGCACTAACGTAGTCGCCACAGCAAAAGCCTTTAGCGGAACGTCTAATGATATGACAGTATCCGCAGTCTCTGGCGCAGTGACAATTACAGGAGCTGCTGTAGACACCCAGACATACTTCCAAGTTATGCGTGACGTATCGGCAGATGACCAGACAGGCGATGCTCGTTTGTTAGGCATCAAACTGTTCTTTACCACTGACGCGGCGAATGACGCATAAGGAGTAACTGATGACAGGTTTTGGATACAACGTAAGTGGCTTTGGGTCTTTTCCCAACCGCTCTGGCCCTTACACTGTGGCACTACTAGTACAAGGCGGTGCTGGCGCTGGCGGTGGCGGTTTGGCTGTGGGCGGTGGCGGTGGCGGTGGGCGACATCAAGAGTCATCTCAGGTAATTGTTCCCAAGGTTTCTTACACCATAACTGTTGGCGGTGGCGGAGCCGCTAATTCTACCACGGGTGCTGATGGGGGAAGCGGTAGCTCTAGTGTATTTGCAGACGGCTCTGGCGTTATCAGCACTATAACCTCTGTTGGCGGTGGCGGTGGCGGGGGCGGTAACAGTAGCAGCTCGGCTGGCCGGACAGGTCTATCGGGCGCTTGCGGAGGTGGCGGTGGCGGCCAAACCAATGCCACCGACACAGCTTCGGGAGGAAGCGGCACTGCTGGCGGTGACGGAGGAAACGGGCTAAGTGGTACTTACCCCTTTCGTATCGCTGGTGGTGGCGGGGGCGGTACAGAGCCTCAAGACGGTGTGAATGGCACAGATAACGGTTCTTACCCCACTGGCGGTAATGGTGGTAATGGAAAAGACTTTGACAGCCTCGGCACAAAATATGGTGGTGGCGGTGGTGGTGGTGGGGGAGCAGGCGGGTACTACAACTACGCTCTACCCGGAAGTGGCCGAGACGGAGGTGGCAACGGCGGTCAAAGATACCAATTTAATTCATCCGCTAACAATGCGCCGACTTCTGGCGCGGCAAATCGCGGTAGTGGCGGTGGTGGGGTTGCATGGTCTGGCAGTTATCCGTCAGGCGCTGGCGGGTCTGGGGTCGTTATCATTCGCTACGAGGGTGCGCCAACAGGGTCTGGAGGAACAGTCACAGAGTCTGGTGGGTACACGACTCATACATTTACTTCTTCAGGGACATACACAGGATGAGTCATTTTGCAAAGGTGGTAGACGGTGTTGTTGAGGCTGTAATCGTGGCAGAGCAAGACTTTGTGGATGCTCAAGAAGGTACTTGGGTACAGACATCATACAACACTCGCGGTGGTCAGCATTTCTCGTATCGCCTTGAGAATCAAGAGCAGGTAGATGCAGACGGCAACAATGTGACCGTGTCTGTTGAGGTTCCTTATGCTGATGGTGGAAGTGGACTGCGGAAAAATTACGCCCGTATCGGCAGTATCTACGATGCAGGGCGAGATGCTTTTTATGAGGAAAAACCGTTTTCTAGTTGGTCACTTAACGAAAATACTTGCTTGTGGGATGCTCCAACAGCTTATCCTGATGACGGCAAGAATTATAATTGGAATGAAGACTCTTTAGCATGGGTTGAAGTTGACCTGTCAGAAGGTGGCTAAAAATGCACCTTGTTGAGCAAAAACAGTCAGGCATTACCCCTGTACTTCTTTCAAAGGACACGCACCCATCTTTTATTGGAAGCTGGATGTTAGAAGATATCTCTGTTTGCGACAGATTAGTCGAATATTTTAACAACGAGAACACTGAGTATCCCGCCAACGCAGGAATGGTGCGTGGGGCGCAAGGAGCAGAGTGCGACATATTAGTGAAAAACTCTCTGGACAAAAAGTTAGACTTTAATGCTCAAGCATGTGCTGACTATTCTCGTGAGTTACAAAAATGCCTAAACGATTATCGCGCTGAATATTTCTACGCAGACAATGTGGGGGCTTACACAGACAGCGTTGACTTTGGGAATGTTCAAAAATACCCGAAGGGTGGAGGATATCATTCTTGGCACTGCGAGCGAGGAGTTGTGTCTTTAGGGCATCGACATTTAGTGTATATGACATACCTGAACGATGTTACTGACGGGGGAGAAACGGAGTTCCTATATCAAAAGCTAAAGGTAAAGCCGAGCAAAGGACTGACTTTAATTTGGCCGACTGATTGGACGCATACGCACAGAGGAATACCGTCACCCACGCAGGAAAAATATATTGCTACGGGCTGGTATTGCTATACAGGAGAGCAATAAATTGCCTACAGCAAAGGACACAATAGTAAAACTGGAAGCGCACGAAAAAGAATGTTTAGCGCGTTATGAAAATATAGAGCGTAGGCTTACTGATGGTAGCAAAAGATTTGACCGACTAGAAAACATGTTGTGGGGAATGTACCCCATGATTATAGGTTTGTTTGCTT